CTTTGATTAGTTCCAAAATCTGCAACATATAGATTCATTTTTAAATCTTCTTCTTGTTGCTGTCTCCATGTTAATTCATTTGCTGATACAAAAAGTATACCATTATGAGGTTGAGTTGTAATTCTAGATTCTGATTTAATATCTAACTCACCAAGTCTTGCAGTCCAAACTTTACATTCTAAGTTTCTAGGTTCAGGTCTTACCACTAAACAATAACTATAATTTGTTTTTAAGAATATTGGTGTATCAAAAAATACACAAGTTGGTATAGATCCATCACTACTTGTATTAATTTCATAAGGATCTAAAGTAACTGTACTATGAGGTACTACATCTTGTGTTGGTTGATTAGTTGATGGATCCATTACCCTTATTTCAACATCAACTGTATGTTTTAGTGATTTAGTCTCAAAAAATACTTCTGCTTTAGTCAAAAATACACCTGGTGAAGTTATTTCTTCTGTAATTAAATCATTACCTATAACATCTTTTTCAATAAAAAATGATTGTGCTAATGGATCTACCCATGTTCTTGTTCTTGTTTCAACTCTTCTATTTGATTGTTGAGTAACTCCTATTGATCTTGTACTTAATGTAGTAGCAGATTTAGTAACTGTTAAACCTGATGCTTGTAATGTAGCTTCTGCAGAAGAGTTAACTATACCAAGCTCATTTGAATTTATAGAAGAATCTGTAACCCTTAATGGTATTCTACTACCTGTTCTAAATCTAAGTTCATCATTAGCTGGTAAATGGAATGAGAAGTTCATATCTCCATTTGCAGAAGTTACCATTGAATGTGGACTTCCTCTTGAAGTTACATTTGCAAAACAAAAACCTCCATTTGCATGTAGTGTATCAGGATCAATCTTAGATATATATTCTGATACATCTGTACCATCAAAAAATGCAAAGTGTTTAGTTCTTGGTTTTAATCCATGTACAGCAACATCAATTCTAGCTGCTTTAATAAATGGTTGAATACTAACATCTTGTACCATATCAAATGTACTTTCTTGTGTTTCACCAAAATTGAAATCTGTAACTGTTGTATCTATTTGTCTCGTAATAGTATCAGTAATTGTTCTACCACTTATTCTTCTAGTTGATCCAAGCACAGTTACATCTGTAACATTTGAATATCCCGATCTGTTATTTGGAAACAATCTTCTTAATTCTGAGTCTATATGTCTTATAGCTTCAATAGCTCCGTTATCTAAATCAATTCTTACTTCTGGACCTAAATTTTGATCTGCCCAAATTAATCTATCTGGGTTAAGTGTCATAGTACCAACATAGTTATGTGATAAACCTTGAGCATTTCTACCTTGAGATGCATAAGGTTGACTAATTAATAACTCATCACTATAAGGTAATGTTAGTAAATGTCCAATTGGTCTTAATCCTAATCCAGGGAAGTTACCACCTTGTTGATTATGAGGTACTCCATGTGTTTCTGCTTGTTGTCTTGAATATAACCATGGTCCTCTATGTCTATAAAAAAATATACCTCTCCAAAAACCAGTACTAGCATATCTTACAATTACGCTTCTAGAAACTCCTGATGTTCCACCAGTTATAGTTACATTGTTAGCTATAGTTACAGTTCCATTCCAATCTTTAATATAAAGTTTAGGATCATTTCTGTTATCACCACTTATTGTATTTGAAGTTCCTGTAATTTTATGGATAACTCCTGATGCAGAACCAATAGATACTGTTTCTCCTTCAATATAATCATCAACACTGCCTGCAATTCCAACTACTATATTTTTAGATCTAGCACTAACTCCTGAACTATTAGCAAAAGCCCAATTTAATTCCATATTTTTCATTGCAACTTTAGGTGATAGTTCATGTGCATCTTGATCTATACCTATGTTGTAATCTGCATTCCTAACATCTCCAACATTATGTGTTTGAAAATTATCAACAAGGAAACCATTTTTAAATCTTGCAAAACCAGTGTCATCTTTAACATCAAACTGTCTAGCTTTTGATTCTAATAAAGATAAAGAGGTATAATATTCTAGTACTCTAATTCTTTCATCTAATACACCAATATCAGACATTGTGTATCTTCTAGTTGCAACTTCTCTAATTTCAGTAGCTAAGTCAGGTCTTCTAAATCTTAATGCAGATTGGAAAGGTAATGATGGATATGGTTTTTGAGTTATGTAAGCTAATACCATCATATCTGGATTAAATGTGTTTGGAAAGAAAGGTCTTTCTCTTGGTACACCTTTTTCAACTCTCAAATCTCCATTACCATCTAATTTTACTACGTCCCTTCTTCCAAGATAAATTTGACAATCAACATCAAAGTTACTAGCTGGGACAGGATAATGTAATCCACCTGATGTTTCAACAATAGTTGTTCTTGTAGATGGATTAGTCATTGCACTTGCTAAAGCTGTTGTATCTGTAGCTGAATCTTGAATTCTAGGACGAACATCTATATGACCTCTCAAGTCATATTGTCTTCCAGTTACTGGTGAAGTATATACTGGAATCTCAGCAGTTGCTATTGCAACATTACTTGAAGTATTTGCATCATTGATAGGATAACTATCAACTGTAAAATAACCTGTTCCTTGAGAACTATCATGTGCAAAATAATCTAAACTTACTAAAAAATGATCAGTGTTTGATATTTGTAAAGCAGAATCTGGAGCTTTTTTAATCTTACCATGATCATAAAAATTATCTCTTTGACCAAAATCTAATAAGAAGTCTGAAGTAACATCAGTTCCTTGTGTTGCAGAAGTAAATGCTGATGAACTTTTTCTAATAAAATTAATATTAAATACATCTGAAAATCCTAAGTTATAAGGACCTTCAAAATTATTGGATCCACTAGCTGTGTTAGCTAATGCATTATTTCCAACAAATAACTTAACTAATCTTTTTGTTCTTAATAGTTTTGATTTTTCTTTACCATTTTGTTTTCTAAGTTTAGTTGTTACTCTTGCATTTACTGAAGATAGTAAATCTTCTTTGAGTGCAAAGTTAACAGATGTAGATGAAGCTACTGTAGCAGTTCTATCTGCTCCAGCACTAGAACCATTATTTGCTCCTTTACCACTCATATTGATAACTGAACCAGCTGGGAATACTTTCTCATAGCCTCTGGCAGAAATAGTTCCACCTGAAGTTTCTAATGTCTTAATAGTTGTTGCATTTGTTATTTCACTTACAGTAAATACTGCATTTCCAAAAAGTCTAATTTTATCTCCAATGGCAAACATTGTATCAAAACTTGTACCTGTTCCATTAATTGTATTAGATGTTCCAGTTACTGATGCTTGTCCAGTAAGACCACCAGTATTAGCCGCTGCATCTAAAACAACATGAAAATTAGATTGTTTTTGAGTTGTACTTGCAGCACCGGTTCCTAAAATAAATGTTTCATCAGTATCAGAAGATATTGAAAAAGTACCATCAGTACCAATAGTTGTTGTAAATGTCTTATAGAAATCAAACTCAGTATCTACTGAACCTGATGCATCTCTTACTGTTTTAATAAACATGGATGGTAGTTCAAAAACTCCTCTGTTAAAACCACTATCTGTTAGTACTGTATTAGAATTTACTTGAACAGCATCTGCTTTTGCTACAGCTCCTGCTCCTGTTGGTGGATCGTAGTAGAAACTTTTTACATTATTAAATGTATTTGCAGTCATCTTTATATCATAAAGATACATTTTATATAATGCATTCTGAGTACCTCTAGTTCCAGACGAATGTTCTAATCCTCTAACTCTGGCTTCACCTATCTTGTTTCCTTCTCTTCCTGTAGTACCTAGTGAATTATTAGATACACTATGTTGAACTTTATCATACAATTCTACTCTATCATGACCACTTACATCCCATGGACCACTTAGTTCTCTAACATTTACAAAATTTCCATAGTTTGCAGAAACTAAAACATCTTCTCTTTGTTTGTGTGTTATAGCTTTATCAAGTGCCAAATGTTTTTTAACTATGTCTTCATTTCTGAAACCTGCAACATACGAAATACCAGATGTCTTTTCAATGGCTACTTGTTCTGTATTACCACCAGCAGCTGCGGTTAAAAATCCTTGATTGTTTCCTTGTCTGAGATGTTCTTTAAGAGTAATCTTATTACCTGTAATATTATAGTTACCGCTTTCCTCATGAGTTCTTTCAGCCATTGCATCACCAAGCTCATTATATCTTGGTTCATTACCTAACATTGTCATATAGCCATTTTTAAATCTGACTAACTCTACAAAGTCTGAAGCAGTTTCACTATCTAAATATTTAACTAATGATGGAGTAATAGTTAATCTGTTAGCACCTGGAGCTGTATAGTTATATGCACCTTGTGCTGGGTCTAGTAATGTTGTATCTGTATTACTTGTTGTAATACTTTCTGTAAGTTTAAAACCTACTCTAAAGTTAGCTGTATTAGAATCATATTCACCAACTACTATAGAACTAGCTGGAACTGCTATAAAGTGATCCTTTGCAAATATAACACCTTGACCAAATGTAACTCTACTACCAAAACCACTAGCAGCAGATGCTAGCACTCTAGCTGTTTGTCCTGTGTTTGAAGTTAAAACTTCACCATTTGTAAATGCAGTTTGTGTTGTTGTGTTACCACCATCTGTATATTGTAAATATAATGTTTTTGTACCTGGAGTATTAGCTTCACTACCAAATTTTGTATCAACTACTAATGCTTTAACTCCACTAGTATTTCCAGTAACTTCTGTGTTGAGTAATAAACTTAAATTAGCTACTCCACCAGTTGCATTATTATCTCTAATTCTAATAAATGGAACTCTTTCATCATATGCTACTTCAACACCTCTTACTACTGAACCTTCTTTGAATACATGTTCTGCAAACCTATCTATTTGGTTTTGTAATAAAGTTTGCATTTGTGTAAGTTCTCTAGCTTGTACAGCTAGACCTGGTCTAAATAAAAGTCTATAAAAATTCTTATCTTCTTTAAAATCGTCGTAGTATGGATCTACATTTAGACTTGTTCTTAGTGATTGTGTGTTACTTATTCCTACCATTTAAAATCCCATTATTATTTTAAAGTTTTCAATTTGTTCATTTGCTCTTGTAATTGGTGATCTATTTTCAATATACAAAACATCTCCGTTATAAAACAATAAGTCACTATTAGCCGAAGGTTTAATAGTAGCTTTCTTACCAGAAGTGGATCCAGTTATTTGTTCATTATTCTGGAACCTTCCTGTTATATTTATCACTCTAAGCGTGCCTGCCGTGTTAGCTGCATTACTATTTGCAAAACTAACTACATTACCAGTAGCACCACTTGTACCACCAGTTATTAATTCATCTGCATTGAAGTCTCCAGTTGCACCAGTAAGTGTCATTCTTGTTGTCATATCAAAATTAATTGTATTAGCAACTGATCCATTAGCTAATATTGGATCCTTTATAAGACCAAAGGTTCGTATATTATTCTCTAAAGGAAGTGTACCTGATTCTGTTCCACTGAATTCAGAAGTAAGCATAACAAAACTTCCACCTAATTCTTCTCTTGCATTCTTTCCATGTCCATTTCTTGGACTTATAATTGCTCTTGCAGTTGCACTGTTACCATGAGAAGAGTTAGCTGTAATAGTTACAGTAGCATTTGAATAATTAACTCCAGAACTAATAATATTAATATAATTGACAGCTCCATTACTAGCTACTACATTAGAGTAAGCAAGTAATCCTGATCCATCACCAGATACTGTAACCTTTGGACTTACAATATATCCACTTGAAGTATTAGGAGCAGTTGTGAATGCACTATTTACTGTTACTGTTCTTGATACTCCTGCATATCTAGTTATTTCTCTAATTAATCCAGCGCCTTTACCTGAAGTAATATAAATTGTACTTCCTACATATATTGAATCGTTAGCACTTGCAGTGTTAGCTAAAGAAAAAGAAGCTCCATTTGATACACTAGCAAACTGACCATTAGTAGTAAAGTAACCTCTACCTCCAGCTGTTACTTTTACAATATTGATTGCACCATTTACAGATGCTTGTTGAGTTGAAAATTGAGCTGATCCATCATTAGCAGTTAATACTTTGACTGGAATATATTGATCAGTAACAAACTTACCATTATCTGCACCAGATACTGTGTACATATACTTCCACTGATATCCGTCAGCTGTTTCTGTTATTCCTGTTGAAGTACCTGTTGGTTGAACTGTTGAATTTGCATTTTTATTATTAAATAGACACTTATATACGTTTCTATCAGTTGTATAAACATAAAAAGTATTAGCATACAAGTTAGAATCTTCATTATCATATGCTGCATATAATACATTATTAGACCAGTTATATCTTTTCAATGCATATGTAATATCAGTTGTAGCTAGCTTTTTAGCAGCTAACATTTGTTTGTAAATATTATAGTCGTCGTTTTGAGTATCACTTACAGGTGCTGTTACAACTGAATCGTTCGCATAAGGACCAGGTCTTCCAACAAACATATAAAGTCTAGAAGGTGATGCTTCACTAACTGATTCAAAAATTTGATCTGCAATATAATAAGCGAATCTTTTTGTCACATGCGCAGTCATTTAATCTCCTTAGATAGCTCCAGTGTCTTTCACAACAACATTGCCTTTCATATTAGATGGATGTGAAGAACAAACATAAGTATAAGAATCTCTACCAGAAGAAACTATATCATGTGGTATTTGCCAATATAGAACTCCTGAATTCTTTCCTTGAGCACTTGCTCCTGTACTTATTGTACCATCAACTGCAACATGAATCAACGTGTTTGAAAAATAACTTGTACCTGATGCACCACTTCTAATATAGAATGGATGAGCTCCTGCTAAACCATTTAAATCAAAAGCAACAGTAGATTCATTTCTTACAGTTAGCTCTGGATTGTTAAATGCTGCACCGCCTTTTCCAAAACCCATATTAGAAACAATATAAGCTGAGGATCCATTTGCAGATATATCATATGTTACTGCTGCACCATAATTTGGTACTGTTGAATAACTTTTACCACTACTGAATACTGAAAATACATTTGATACTTGAGTTCTATCAGAAACTAATGTTCTTATAGCGTTGTTTGTTTGTACTAGATTTGTGTTTATCAATGCTAATCTTGTATTATTATTAGCTAGTGCAGCTAATGAAACAACATTTGCAACTTGAGCTCGTTGAGCTATGGCTGAATTAGTATTTGCTAATGCAGCTAAAGAAGCAACATTTGCAACTTTTGCATATAAATTTAATCTAGTATTGATAGCAGAATTAGCTGCATATGTTGCTATTGCATATGCATTTGAAACTAATGTTCCTGTATTGGCAGCTATGGTTGTTCCATCACCTAATGCGTTATATACTTCTGTAAAATTATCGTTGACTTTATCACCACCAGCACGTAGTGTATCACCACTTCCATCATTAGCGCTTGATCCTAGTCCAATTGATTGTTTTGCCATCTTTTATCCTTAATCCTATTTATATTAAATTGCATCAAAACTTGTATTAGCTGAATCAAAGGTTAGTGCTGTACTATCAAAGTTAACAACTGCACTTGACGTTGTTGAAACATTACTACTCACAACTGTAACTTGTGAGATAACACTTTTTTGACTTACTTCACCAAATAATTTAGTTCCAGCAGGATGTACTAAATCATCAACAAACTGTTTGTATTGTCTTACCATATTATTAGATCTAATAACATAACTATACACTTGATAGAAGAAATTATCTTGTAATCTGTTATTCCATGATAAGAATCCTTTAGTATCTATATACTTACCTTCATATGATCTTAAACCAGTAATTTCTGCTGTACCAGTTGCATTAGCTGTAGGTACTCTATCATTATTAAGTAACTTTAATGTCTCGTACTTGTTAAAACCTGAACCTTTATTAGATCCAACTGTAACAGTTTTTACACCACCCGGTAAATGTTCAACAGTGAATACTGCATTTTCACCTTTGATTCCACCAGCTCCATCAGATATTCCTTCACTTGCAACATCTCTGTTAAATGCTGAAACAGATGGTAGCGGATTATAGTTATAACCATATGAAGTTTGATATATTGAATTTATAGTTCCAACAGTTACATTAGCCAAGGTTAAAGCATCAACTAATCTAGTAAAACAATTGGCTTGTGCCAAGTTAGCATTCAATGCTGTAGTATTTCCACCTAAAGCTGCAAAAGCTGTGTTAGTTGTAGAATTTGAAACTCCACCTGTAACATTTAATGGTACATCTCTTAATGAATTAATTTTTTCTGTGTTAATCCTTAATACTTCTGTATTCTTAATTGTTTGGACATATGCACCAGCACCTATACCACCTGAAGATGTATTTGGTGTTACAGATATAGGAGTGTTTGCAAAATAACCTGACCCTCCATTTGCTAAATTTATTCTTATAGCACTGAAGTTGTCAGTTTCAGATACTATACCTTCTGCATCAGTTAAGTTAACATCACTTGTTAAATTTAAACTGTCTCCTAATTGATATCCAGCTCCTTTATTAATCACTTCAACACTAAGTAAAGGACCTGTAACATTATAAATTGTAGCATTTACTGAGTTCGCCGTATTTCTGACTAATTCTAAATCTTCAAATGTTCCATCAATATTACTAAGAAACATTTCTTTAACTAAAAATCCAGATTCAAACGTCTGTGTAATTCTTTCTACTTTAGCTGTTGCTCCTGATGATATTCCTGTAATATTTTGACCTAATAATAATTCTGTATTACCTACAACTGGATCACCAACTCTAATACTATTTTCTTGGATCCATCTACCATCTGAAGCTCTAAGAATACTATCACCTGGATCATAGATTGTGATATCTTCATTGTATAGTGCTCTAAATAATAACTGATAACTTTTTTCACTTCCTCTTGATCTATAAAAATCTTTAGCTCTTTTAACTAATAATTTTTGATCTGCTGTTAATGTTTTTGGAAAAGATGGTAATAGTTCTCTTTTAATATATTCAATATATTTGTCAACTGAAGTATCAATATCTTGATAGCTTTGAAGACTTCTTGTAACTTCAATTACATTATTACCTTGTTCTAGAAACTCGTAATAACCTTCAACAAACTTTTGAAAAAGAGGAGCATCCTCTCTGATAAAATCAGGTAGTTGAGTCTTTACTAAAGGTGAGACTTTTTTTGAAATAGAAGACATTAGTAATATGTTCCTGATACACCTGAAGTTGTTCCTGTTTGAGTTGTTCCAGTATAAGCAGTAGTAATAGTTGTTGTTGATCCTGATGTAGTAGCTGATGTAACTCTACTTTCAACTGCTCCGGTTTCATTATTGACTACAGTAACACTTGTACCTGATAATAGTATAATGTTGTTTCTTACTGTGTTGATATCATTTATATCAGGTTTAGCTGTTAATTCAATACTAGATGTACTTGTTATATTAACATTATTCAATGTAACTAATCCTGTTGCATAATTTACTGTTCCAGCATCATTACTAACATATTGTCTAATGTTGTTATCACCAAGATAATAAAGTCTAAGTATACCAAACCCATTATCATCTATAAATGTTGTTTGACCATTAAATGTAAATCCTGAACTATTAATAGCATATAGATGACCTTCGTGTGGGTGATGTATAGCGTTATTAAAAGCAAAATTATATGTTGTTGCTGTTCCACTATTAGGTGTAAACCTTTTCATCATAGTATATGTTGATCTAGTACTAACAATACTTACATCAGCTTCAGATACAGCTTTTACAAAAGTACTTTCTCTAAAACCTTTATCAAATAAACTTAATTCTGTTGTTTCAAAATTAGTAATTGCATTTTGTACTTTAGTATTAATAGCTCCTGCATCTAAATTAGTTGAAGCTACATTATAGTTTACAACTACATTTGGAATAACATATAGGAATGTTGCATCTACAAATTCTGGTTCAACTGAAACCATATTTCTAGTTCTTAAAATATCTTTAAGTTCACTTTTTCTTTGATCAGATAATAAATTACCTTCGTTTGGCTTTGCTGCAATATAAACTTTACCATATATTGGAGGATTATTTTCTTCACCACCCCAAACATTTACAGCTTGTAAGTCAGGTGCTTCAGCTAATAATAATCTTGAATAGTCATTTCTAACTACAGCTCTACCTTGTCTTTGAAAATTCTTTGGAGCATTAAATTTAATATTATCAATACTTTCAGCGTTTGATCCTTGTCTAGCTGCTGTAGCAACAGTTACAGTAAAATTAGCTTGTCCTCCTAAAGTAGGTGGAGATACAAAGTTGTTAGCTCCATTAGTTGTTGATCCGTTTACTACTCTATAATTTACTATAACTATATTTCCATTATCTAATTGTTTTCCAAGTACATTATCTCCAAAAATCAATTCATATCTTCCATCTTCATTTTCTTGTACAAAATAAACAGTACTTGTTGCTGAGACATCTGTTAAATCACTTGCTTGTGAAAAGGTTCTTAATGAAGAGTTTGAACTACTTGTTTGTATACTTACTTTCAAACTTTTAGTATCAATTCCATCATTTCCTAAAATATATCTTTGATTAGTTGAAGTATCAACTGTAATCCTTTCTTGTACAGGTTCACCTTCTTTAATTAAAATATTATTTGCTTGATATCCTTCTGATTGAAGAAGTGTATATGCTCTGTCTGTTGTAAATTTATATTCAATACCATCTAAAGATGAAGTAAATAAAGTATTTGATGCAATAGTAACACTTGCAACATTAGTAGATGGAGTTATAGTTATATCTAATGTAGCTTCAGCTCCTTTTGCAGATGTTGGAGTATATCCTAACATTTTAGCTCTTGCTACAACATTGTTTCTTATTTGTGCACTGTCTAAAAACATTTCATTAGTTGTCATATTAGTATAGACAGCATTGTAGTATGTATTGTAAGCAAGAAGGTCTACTAAATGATTTAAACCACTACCTTCAAAATCATAATCTGTAAACTCAGGCTTTGCTTTCATAAAAGTAATTAAGTTACTTTTAATTGTGTTAAAATTTAATTCTGTAGCTCTTAAAACACTATTTGCAACAGCCATTATCTTACTCTTTCTACAAATAAATCAACCTGATCAACGTCAACTTGATTTCTTGCTCTAAATTTAATTGTTATTTCAATACCATTTTGTTCTGGTACTTCTCTTACTAACACATCAATTAATTGAACTCTAGGCTCATGATTAGCTACTGCAAACTCTATATCATTTGCTATATCATCAGCAATATTTGTATCAAACTGTTCAAACAATCTTGATTTGATATCACTACCAAAGTTTGGACTGTATGCTCTTTCAAATTTATTAGTAAGTATAATATTTTTTAAGGACCTTTTGACTGCATCATTATTAGTAAGTGTATTTAATTTTCTAGTCACTGGGTGTCTATCGAAAATTATATCAAAGTCTTTATATACTACACTCTTTGGTACTGGCATTTTGTCCTCTTATCTATTTATTAGCTATTTTTTAATTCTTGTAGCTCTTTACGTCTTTCCTTACATAATTTAGATATTTCACTTAATGCTTTTCTAGCTCTTGTGCCAGCACTTTTGTTACCAGCAACAGCTTTTTCATTCTCATTAGCATAAGTGTTGAAAAGACTTGTCAAAGTTTCATGTATATCCATTTTCAATCCTTATTTTAATTTAATATCACATTTACCTATACATTCAATATGATCGTGATTAGGTAAGTCTTTATATTCGTCATTAGACATTAATGATGAGCAACTTGATAATACAAGCGCTGTTAATCCTAATAGAAATCCTTTAATCATTTTTTTCTTCCTTTCTGTTATTTATGTTATTATCCTGCAAAAACGTTTTCACTACCTTGAGCAATAGATGTACAATTAATTAATCCATCACCAACTCTTCCAGCTCCTCTTCCATTGATAAACACGCTTCTTGATCCTGTTCTAACAGCACCTGTGTGTAAAAAACAATCTATTCCTCCTGGAATTTTGTGAACTGTATTAATATCTCCTTGTCTTACAGCTGATCTAGTGTTTACAAAAACATCTGAAGAGCCTGTAGCTCTTACCATACCACTACAGTGTGGTACATCTAAATCTCCTATTCTTGATACTGCTGGCATTTTTTTCTCCTATGCTGTGTTACTAAAAAATGGTCTATTCTCATAATATTGTTGAACAAATACTCTCATTCTTTCAATATCATTTATTATATCTTGTTCAACTACAAATATAAAACTATTAGCGTATGAATTACTTGTATTACCATCTGGTTTTGAATTTGTATAATTTACTGTTACTCTATATTGTTTGGTTACTTTATCTCTTAAATCTTGATCCAAATCAAAAAAGTCTTGGTCACGTGGTAAAAATGTAGTACCTACAACAGTCTTAGCAGTTTCGTAGTTTGTACTTCTTCCTCTAGTTACATATTGAAAAGTGTCTGAAAAAGGTGTAACATACACACCATTAGCTTGACATTGAGTGTTTGTCAAACCAAAGAAACCACTGTTTGCTAAAAACACTGATTTAGTGTTTGCAGATATAACTTCAATAGTTGTATTTGCTATTGAAATAGATGCATTGGATCCAGAAGCAGTTATTATCTGAGAAAACAAAGTATCTGGAAAAACATCAGGTAACTTAGTTGGTGAAATACTAACGTCAGGCATTATTTTTTTTCTCTCTTCATTAACTCTTTAAATATATCACTAAAAGAATCATGGTACTTATGTATTTCTTCTGTATGTGGGCCTTCTAACCAATCTGGTTGAAATAAAATTATATTATCAAATTCTGGTGGTATGTCTTTCCAATTGTTATAAACTTGTATTTTACCACCAACTAAAATTTTGTATATACCCTTACCCTCAACGAAAGACATTTAAGCTCCATTTTTATCTGCTGCTCTAGCTATCTCTAAGAAGTTTGCAATTCCTTCTCTAATGTTACTAGGAGTTATAGGAGTGCCATCACTAGTTTCTAATCCTGTTCTAAATACTTGTACAGTTTGTCCGTTACGATTAGCAAACAATCCATCTGCTGTATCTATTGGTGAAACTCTTTCTGTTGCTACTTTTAAAACATCTAAATTACTAGCTGAATCTGTAACACCACTAATTAAATTAGGTGTATCTACACTTCTTAT